CTTCTTTAGTAACCATTTTACCATTACAATAAATCATTGCATTAGGATCTCTGGCAGTGCCAGCAAGACTATAAGGACCACGCTGCTGTGGTTCCTGTACCTGTCGGCTAGAGGTATAGGTAGGCTGCCAACCACCCGGCATAGACTCGTCTTCTACTTGTTGGTAATCCCAACTACGAGTACCACCAGCACCAAAATACTGATCCAAGAAATTAGTAATTGCGTTCTGTGCCATTTTATTATCCTTAATAACTTATTGCATTTAATACAGGCTTAGTCATTGGGAATGCAGACTTGATTATATCATCAAATGTTTCTTCAATTCCCTTATCAATTGTTTCGGTGGTCAAGGCACCAGCACGGTACTCTTCTTTAGTAACCATTTTACCATTACAATAAATCATTGCATTAGGATCTCTGGCAGTGCCAGCAAGACTATAAGGACCACGCTGCTGTGGTTCCTGTACCTGTGGCTGGCGGCGACTAGAGGTATAGGTAGGCTGCCAACCACCCGGCATAGACTCATCTTCTACTTGTTGGTAATCCCAAGTACGAGTACCACCAGCACCAAAGTACTGATCCAAGAAATTAGTAATTGCGTTCTGTGCCATTTTATTATCCTTAATAACTTATTGCATTTAATACAGGTTTAGTCATTGGGAATGCAGACTTGATTATATCATCAAATGTTTCTTCAATTCCCTTATCAATTGTTTCGGTGGTCAAGGCACCGGCACGGAAGATGTCCCCGGCTGTTGGACCAAATGCCTGACCTACACGATATGGTACATTTCCATACTTATCTGTGATTGCTGAGAAAATATCAAGCAACAGACCAGCACCACCGGCAAAGAGAACACCATTAGCAAGCCATTCCAAAGGCTCTGCGTTTTCCTGATAATCCATACCAGTCAGGGTTTCTCTTAACTGCAACATAGCACCGCCCAATACACCGGCTGAGGACAGGTAAGCTACTGCCGGACGAGGATCACCTTTCTTTAATGGCTTAATAACATTATTGTTTAAAAAGCGGCTATGGTTAAACATAAACGATTTAAACTTAAACACTACCTTACCAAGAGGGAACTGCCATGCTTTAGGTAGGTTATGGTATTCATTGGTATAGTTAACAATATTATTAAATTTATTAGCTACATAGGAAAGCTGATCATCAGACAACTTAGGTACGTCTGGGTCTTTAATACCAATCTTCTTCATGTCTTGACGAACTTTATTAATACGCATCTGCTTCAGCTTACCCGGTGCCGGATCATTTAATAGACGCTGATACTTAGCATGAAGTCCCTTGGCATGAACAATACCTGCAGAACCTGCAATCATACGGTTCATCTTTTCAACGCCCATAAAACCAACAGCACGAAGGAATGCGGTAGGTTCATTAAGTACCCTTAACGGTCCCTTAAGTTCCATATCAATGATACGGGCATTCTCAAGACCTTCTGAAATGTAACGCTGAAGTTCAAGTTCAGATAGAACCCCTGATTCCTTGAGGATACGAAGGGTATCTGGATCACGGAATAAAGCCTTCATTGGACCACGGAATGTATTAATACCAGCACGGGTTAATCCACTACCAGCCATAGCCGTGAAGCTATTAATAAATGCCTGCGGCAAGTTAGGAATTGCAGCCATATACATCTTCCACGTCTGGTAGGCATTAACACCTTCAGCAAGACGGGCTACCTGTGGTTGCTCAATCTTAGCACCAACGGCTGCAGAACCAAATGGCTGTGTCTCAGTTTTAGGAATACGGGCTGCAATACCGTAAGACTCATTAATTAAATTAGCCTCATTGGTCATACCCTGACTACGAAGCTGATTGATTAAATCAAAAATCTTTTCATCGTTGGCACCAAAGTTTTCAGCAAATGCCTGTCGTCTGGCAATATCATTCTGTGCCAGCTTAAGACGTGCCTCAAGCGGCATCATAAATTGATCAAGCTCATTCTCATCAAATCCCTTGATCTTACGCTGAAAATCTACATGGGTAGAACGATTAACTTCACGGTCTTTCTTACGCATTGCATCCTGAATAAACTTTAGGCTTACAAGATCTTTTGGCTTCTTTAAATAATTCTTTTGACCAGTTAAAGTTTCAATTAAATCATTGGCTGCCTTAACACCAGAATCACTACGGGCAGCTTTACTATTAATAAAATCAGCTAACTGTTGTGCACCCTTGGCTGTGCTTAGATGACGAGTATTCCAGACACGGGGAATATAACTTTTATTATTAATAAACTTAGCAAGTTCTTCACCCTTAATTACACCGGCATTATACAGAGCACGAGCACGGGATTCATTTGCTTTACGAAGATCATTAATAAACTTAGCCTCTGCTTCATTCTGTGGTTTATTGGCACGAATACGAGAAGCTAATTCAGCATCTTTAAAGTCGATGTCTTTTTTATATTTATCAATAATGCTGGCATATCTACCTTGATATTGTTCCATTTTAATAATGGCATCATCAATATCGTCTGCAATATTACCAAGACCAATTCTATCAAGACGAGCACGCATACTGCTAATAACATTACCAAGGGATGCCTGTGTAAAGGACTCACTCTGTACCTTGGATACTGCACCTACGTCTTCGTCTTTAATCTGAGTCTTACGTTCTTCTACTTTCTTATGTTTATTAAGAAGACTTGCAGCCTCTTCCCTAGTCATACCACCAGATACAAGAAGATCCTCAGCAGCCTGCTCATTTTGACCCGCTTCTTCAAGAAGACGCATCATCTGAGTATTATCATAATTACGATTAGTCTTAGCGTTTTGTAATACCTGACCAATCTGTTGAGGTACAGCAACCATTAGACCACCAAGAGTACCACCTAATGCAGCACCTACAGTAGCAGCAGCACCGGTACGACCCCAATCCCAATCTTCTTGAAGACCCAGTTGATATTCTTGTGATTGTTTAAAAGAATCAAATGCGGTGGTATAGATAGCACCTTCTGTTGCACCAATAGCAGCACCACGTTTAATGGTAGGCTTAATAATTAAATCTTTAATTGCTTCTTTACCTAATTTCTTAGTACCCTCACGGCCTAAAAGACCGACACCAAACGTACCAAGACCTAAGTAAGTGGTTGGATCAGTAAGGACAGCTTCACCTACTTCAAGTGTCTGTTCCCATAATGGGGCAGATCCTTCACCCGTAGCAGCTACATTGTCATAGGTAAGCATCTGTAAAGCAAAGTCACGCTTTTGTTCTTCGTCTAAAGACGATAACTTTGCCGTATCCCAACCAAGACTAGCAAGGTTATTATTCATGTAACGTTGATCATACATCCACTGATCAATCAATTCTTTATCCGTAGCATCTGCACCGTAGGTACGGCGAAGGGATTCCAATAACGGAAGATTATAAATCTGTTGATCCCAACGAAGTTCTTCTGAAATACCTTGACCACCTACACCAGCAAACTGACTGTTGTAAGCACCCGTATAGTATTGATATACATTCTTACGTTGTTCCCAGTCATTAGAAATCTGCTGACGTTCTTCATCCGTAGCAGCACTGTCCCATGCAGACTGGGCCGCCGCTAACTCCTGCTGATAGCGATCATTGGAATTCAGATCAAACATTAATTACTCCGGACGCTTATAGGTCGGTGCTTTGCCAGTAGATTGTTTTGGTACAGGACTCCCTACACGATTCTCAATATCAGCAATAACCTGATCTACTGCAGAACCAAGATCAATATTAAACTTCTGATGAACAGCCCAGATTGCATTAATAACACGATCTTCACTCATGCCTTCAGGGAAATCTTTACCTGAGAAGTCCAAACCAGATACATTGTAACCAGCCTCATCAAGAAGAGTTCTAATTGTATTTGAATTATCTTTATCTAGCTTAGGAATATCTCGTGGCTTTTCAGCACCACGACCCTGATAACCTACAAGCTGATTACCAAGTTCAATTAACTGAGAACCACGTTCAAAGTCGCCTTGTTTAATAAGGAACTCACCCATCTTATAAAGATTATTTGGATCACGGAAACCACCAGCAGCTTCCATTTCCTCAATGGCTTTGGTTAATGCACGTTGTTCTACAATCCTAGGATCTTCCATACCGAATAAACCACCCAAAGCACGAGCAGCACCGGCACCTGCAGCATAACCAGTAGCTGCAGAAGATTCAGCACCCATGCCTGCTAGTTTAATACCAGTAGCTAGATCCTGTTGTGCTAATTGTTGTTCAATATTTGCCATAAATTAACTCCATAAACTTCCGTATGCTGAACCTTGACCGCCAAATAAACCACCAATAGTGTTAGCAGCACCAATCCAAGGAGAATACTGTGCCTGATAATAAGGAACGGCAGCGGCAGCAGATACGCCTGCACCAGTTTGTTGTCCCTTAGCCAGAGTAGCTGCCTGATTAACGCCAATATTAGCATATTGGGTTGGGATATTTAGGATGTTTTGGGCAGCAGCCATATCAGCAGCTTCCTGTGCTCTCAGTGTATCCATCCAAGACATACCCTGACCAATAGATGCGGCACGGGCTTGTTGTTCAGCCGTTGCCTGTGCAGTACCAAGGGCTTCCTGACGTAAGGCACCACCGGTACTGCCCAACATACCTTGACTCAGCAGACGGTTTTCCAATGCCAGACGCTCACGTTCCTGACCTTTCAATAGATCAGGTTCTACATACTGTTGATAGTACTGAGATCCCAAACCAAACGGATCAGTTACAGAAATCTGAGCACCGGTTTCACCGGCACGTTGCAGGTAGTTTGTATATGCCTGTTGCATATCCGGGGACAATCCCAGAGTAGCAAGACGAGTTTGTGGATTATAAGCTACAGTACCACCCGGGGCCATAATAGAGAATGGCTCACCGGACTGTGCTGCAGTTTGTGAAGCAGCCATCTGTGCATTATAAATGTCTTCTGCTTGTTTCTGTGACAAGTAACCAGCGGCAGCCTGAGCACCAAGCTGACCAAGGCCAGACCACATACCTGCACTACCGCCTACATTCTCAGACAACCAACTAGAGATACCGGCATTGGCCTGTGGAGCACCAGCTACACCTGCATTCTGCAAGGCACCGCTAAGGCCCTGACTAAAGGTAGAGTCAATAGAAGCCATAGCTGTAGGACTTGAAAGATTACCAAAGGTAGTACTTAGGGTATTACCAGTAAGTACGTTTCTAGCAGTTGTTACATTGCCAGCAGTACCGAAGGTATAGTTACTTGGAATATCTGCAGCACTTACCCATTCACCAAGGTTATCATCCCAGACTTCATAGAGACCTGCGGTAGAGGTTTGGCCTGCAGGATTAAAGCCTTTATATGCACCAACAGCAGAGAGACCGGCAGTTAGCCAGTCACCATTTGCTGCAGCATTAACTGCTTTTGCTGTCTGTAAATATGGGGCAGCAGGTGGGAATGCAATTGAAATAGCATCTGCTACGAATGGAGTCTCAAGTACAATTTCTTTTGCCTTAGTAGCAACGTCACCTACGAAGTCTCCGACTCCGCCTACAACATCACCAACTACATCCGCAGCACCACCGATAACATCTCCGACAGTATCTGCTACTCCACCAATAAAATCACCTACAAAGCCCATAGCTTATACCTCTTTTTCAAGGATATAACCAACATGAGTATATCCGTATTTTCTTTCAAATGCCTTTGGATTTCTCTTAGTACCAAAAGCAATCTTTTTTAATCCTAATTGTTTTGCCAATTCAATTGAAACAGCATCCCAATACTTACCATCGCCATATACATTAATTAGTACAAGAGTGTCTGGTTTAGTAATTCTCCAAGACATAAAACCTTTGATGTTCTTAATCAAGTTGTCTGTACTAATATGTACATCACCTGACTTCTTAAGATACTGTTTTATATCTTCAGCGTTCATGGTTAACCAATAGTAAAATCACCAGCTACAGTAACATTGTTACCTGCAAAGTTTTCAGCGGCATTGCCATTAAGGTCTGCCTTAGTGTTTACAGCGGTACGAATGGCTACAAACTCAGTGTTAAAATCAACACCTGAGATAATCTTATTCGGATCTGAATTGGAAAGTGCATCCTTACCAGCCCAGTTAATTGCAATAGTGTAATTAGCCATTATAACTCCTTAACGAATCTTTCCAGCCTTAGCTAGAATTGTCATATTCTGAAGGCTGGCCTTATATCCATTCACTGTGCCTGTCATTTCAATCTGAATTTCTTTAGCAGATTTAGCCATTGGCAATTTGTACTCAATTGGTTTTTCCCCTACAGCAAAAATCGAGGAACCAAAAAGGGAGGTTGGGGCACCGAATAGAGCAGGAGCACCGGCCTGTGACAGAGTAAAAGATTTCCTATCACCTATTGTACTATAGTCCCTATATGTAGTAAAGACGACATCCATATTACGGCCACCGTCAACCACCATAAAGAATCTCTTCAGGATTTTAGCTAAGGCAGGCTGTTGGAAATCAAACCAAACCGACTTAAAACTACTAACATAGCTTTGATTGGTAGTTTCCCAACATTTAGAGTCCGTGGTTTCCCACTCATATCCACCGGCAACCTGACAGGTTTCTTCGGTATTTAGAGGTACCGTACAGGAACCTCCAGAATAGGTAAAACCGCCCAAAGTGCAGTAATCAGTACCTGCTCCAGACCATGTAAATGTAGGATCTACAATTCCAGTATCCGGGGTAGGGGCTGTATCATTCATATCTACAGTCAGAGTACACAGCTTAGTACCGGTATCGTAACTACCGCCTAGTTGAGTTTCACAGTAAGCCTCAGCCTCAGTAGCATCATAGGCTGCCGGGGAACCAGCAGTCGAAGTACTTAGGTCTAATGTAATTTCTAGACTATCGTTGTAAGTAATTGAAGTAGAAGTTACATCTGTTTTAAATGTATCGTAATAGTTTCTAAACAAGGATACATTACCATTATTATTACGACCAGCCCACAAACTACCATCAACAGTGGATAGCAAAGCATGAGGCGCTTCACCTGAACTAAATAAAAACTTACTTATTCTAGGGGTACCATCTGGGTTTTTAATTGTAAAGTCAAAATAATAGGCTTCGTTTTTATCTGGGAATGACAGTAAATAGAAACCGCCGCAGAGGCAATAAGCAGCTTTACATTGTACCATGTCTGCAGTAATAATATTCAATGCTAATTCATCACGAATATTCTTAGAGTAATTAGTAATTGGTAATGAACCATTTTGTAGTACAGTACGACTTAGTGAAGTAAGACCAGTATTACTAAGGAATACTAGATCGTTACCCATGTGGGCAACAGAGTCACGGGCCTTAAGACCTACACCTTCAATTAACTCTTCTAATTGAAAAGCAGCATCAGAAGGGTCCCAAGGATTTTGATAGATAGCAATATTGTATTCACCTAAGATTACCAGCTTTCCTTGAAATGCAGCTAGTCCTTGGATGCTGTCACCACCCCAAACAGTCTTTAGATCAAGCTGACCAGCAGCACCGGTATTCCACTTGTTTCCTTGAAGAGTATCTGAATAGTAAATTACATTATTATTTTCAGTAATACCGCCTACCCAAAGACGACCATATTCACCTAGGACACAGTTGGGATCAAACGTAGTAATACCGGATGGAGCATTGTAACTACCCAAATCAACAAGGTCAGTCCAAGCACTGCCAGAATAGTACACAGGAGTATGTCCGTTTTGGACACCATACAGTTTTTCATTGAAGTTTACCCATTGCCAGTGTCCTGCTGTGATGGTTTGAGGAGTACCTGTACGGGTCTGTGCACCTAAGTGATAAGGGCTAGTAGTCTGATCTACAATATAAATATCAGAATCAGTACCTACAATAATCTCAGTAGAACCATTTGCAGCATAATATTCAAAAATAGACTGTACTTCTTCCCCTGCAGAAAGAGTTGTAGTTACTTGCTGAAAACCTTTACGAGTAGAAATACGTCCCTGTTCATCAAGGATGACATTCTCTGCTTTTGAAAGCCACTGAGGATCAAGAGCACTGGGACTAGCCTGAGAGTTTAACCCAAAGGAACCTAAATCGTTTAGTACTAAAGGACTTATTACCTTAGCTGGCATAGAAATCTACCTCACCAACAGTACGTCCAGCATCAAGCTGAATGGCATCTGCCAATGCATTCTGGTACTGCATGGCTACCATATCACTCATGGAACCACCATCCTCACCTCGTTCTGCGATGGCCCTAGCCAATGCACCGAGCATAACTGGTTGGTGTGGAACCCTGATAACATCGGTAGCCAGTGATAAATCATTCTGTGGATTTACTACACGGAAGGTAATATTGTAGGCAGCATTCGGTACCGTATCAAACTCTACAATAATTTCATTTGTAGCTGGATCAATACCAGTTACCGAGTAATAATCGGGAGTTCCAAACTGTACACTGGCAGTAGGATACTTGGTAAACTGCAGGTAACGGTCAGACATTTCCTGCATGACGTAGCCATTAGATTGTTCCTGTGCCATAAGGATCTTGGAGCGTTCATTGGTACCGGGGATGTTATATGCCTGTGTGCCATTAACCGTAGCAATCGTAGGGCTGGCACGGAGGATACTCCAGTTCCAAGCATCTTCTACTTCACGTTTTGCTTCATTAACAATATCCCCAATCATAATCT